GGCTTGCCAACAACACATTGACGGCGTCCATCGGAATCCGTTCTGTTTCAGTTTAGTTCTCATGTCATCGTCCGGCTTGCCGGGGAAATAGACTCGGACACGGTTCTCAGAGTAACACTCTTCGATTGTTATGTCGCCGACCTCATACTCTCGATTTTCTTTGGTGGCAAGAGATTTGGCTCTCGCAAGTTGCTTTTTGGCGGCATTTATTTTGGCATTGTTGTTTGTGAGGCTATATGCCGGCCAACTCATATTCTGGGTAATCATCTTTTGAGCAAAGGCAGGCGTGTGGCCATTTTTGGTCAGAGCCTCTAACTTTTCGCTTTCACTCATTGTCTTGGAGCGCATAACCTTGTTGTCAAGTTTCATCCGCTCCTGAACCGTTGTAAGTTCGGCAATCTTGGATTCAAGCCGTTCAATCGCGTCATCATCGCCGAGATAGATATTGTCGTTGTTCTCGGCAGCCTCGGCTTTCTGACGGTAATAAGCCGCTTTCTCGGACTCATGCACGCTCCGCATCATTGCCCCGTTTGAACGCTCAAGAGCGCGGCGGTGAGCTTTATCAGAATGGTGGCCTACAAGGATAGGCTGGCCGAGGGGAATGCCTGCTACGGCGGCATTACTGGTATTGAAAGCCGCTGTGGCTCTTTTCTCTGCATTCTCAGCATATTCACGGTAACGCTCTGCCCGCGCCTCTTGCCTTTCTTTCCTGTTCATGCCTTTTCAGTTCTGATAAGTTCGACACGGATTACAGAGTGATATTCACTCCTGATTTCACGCTCCGCCTCTTGGCTATTGTCACCATAGGCCCAGGCATTGAAGCCATCATCTGGATCGTAGGTCGTATAGACCCGAAAAACATACTTGTTCATAAATTTGTGGTTTATTGGTTTGACTTATGCTATATTTTTTAGTTCCTCATCAAGTGCCGACCTTAGTTCGTTCAAATCATCATCGCTAAACTCAGATTCTTCTTCCGTCTCTTCATCGTAGTAGTAGGCGGTAATTTCCGTAACCTCACCCCAAGCTTTCCGAAGGACGCAGCTCGGTGGATTCCAATAATCGCCTGGGTCATTGTCCCACTCTCCACAGCACTCATAAGTGATTTCTATGAACCAACCGTCTTCCTCATAGCAGAGATAGTTGGTTGTGCTATCATCACATCGACCCCATCCATCCTCGTCTCGCTCGTAGTAAGACTCTCCGATTTCGTGGCCATTATTTGAGAGCTTTTCAACAATGGCAGGAATAATGGCGTCAAGATCGGCTTTTGTTTTCATTTATATGGTGGTTATTGGTTTGACTTGTAGTTTGTTATACTGTAAAGTTAGCCATATTTTACGAATGGTGCAATCAGAATGGCCACCATTTTGCATCTGATTTCCACCATTTTACCACCTTAACATTTGTCAAATAGTGTCACGTCTTTTTGGTTCGCTACGGTATCTTCTTCAGCCATTATTGCATCGACTACACTGTGGCATCGATTGGCAAGGACTTTCACACAAAGAGTCATGTTGTCGGTTATCTTCATCTGCTGTCCGAATGTCTCGGCAATATCCATGCAAATCACAGATATGAGGAAACAATACGGATCTTGCTTGCGGCTACATGGGGCATTTATGCGCTCGGCTATGACCTTATCCATGTTCTTGTCAAAATCCTCTACAAACGTGAGCATCATCCTGACAAACGCCACTCTTGCCGGAATCTCTTTGTGAGGGTGGCCGACATATTGTCGGGCGGCCTCATTGGTGAACGTACACCAGCTTTGGAATAGGTCAAACTCTATGGTTTTACGCAGTCGTTCCAGATAGTTTTGATAAGCATACCATGAACGGCCATAACTTTTGCGCAACCCATAATTATACTCGTCGATACACTTGCGCATCTCGCGGTTGTGGCGTTTATATTCACTCAACCTATTATCCCGGCAATACTTTATGAACCCCTCGGCCTGCTCCAACGCGATAGCGGTAAGCATCTGAGGAATGAAGTTCATCAGTACGGCCTCTCTTGCTCCGAACAGCTTGATGCACTCGTCGGAACTCAGGGATTTGGGCGGTTCTTTATTCTGCCTTTTAATATTTATGCCGAAATCAGGGAGCTTGCTGATGAGCACCGCGTCCGGCACGATGCCCATCTTTGCCAGCATCTCATTGTCTAATGGTGGTAAATTCATTTACTTGGAGAATTAAAACGGCTCGGACTTTGGATCCGAACCGCCGAACAGGTTATTTGATGGTTGTGGTACGAGGGTGTCGAACAGACCGGGAACTCTCGGATGCAACGCCTCGTATTCATCTCGGAAGAACTCTTCTTTTGTTCTACCATATTTTTTACCCTTTCGGGTGTGAACATCGAATGTGTATGGAGGAATCTCAATGGGAAACGCTCTGACATCATCCAACCACCGCTCTACATCCACATCGTTGCGGTCATAGACAAGATTTTGCAGATGATCCGCATCGCGGTTCTTTCGGCACTCGCATAGGAGCAATACTGCTTTACTCACGAATATTCGGCCTTTAGGCTCGGTCTTATTCTTATTGACCAGTTCGTGTCCCTGCCACAGAGCCTCAATCTCTTTTGTAATGAGTCCGTAGCAGTCCTCGGCAGAGATGGTAAAGAGCCGTTTCCAAACATAATCGCGATAGTTGCTGTGCCATAATTCGAGGGCGAAGAATCCGGCAACCATTGCATCGGCTCGGCGGATGGCTTTCTGCATTGCGGAGCTGACCTCAAAGAAATCATATCCTTGTATAGTTCTTATTCTCATAACTTGCTAATTTTGTTATCCTTACATCAGTAAAGTTAGCCAAATTTGGCGAGATGTGCAATCAGATTGAACACCATTTTAACGCCATTTTATCAGCCTTCTACGGTTAGAATTTGAACTTACAGGAGATGTTATACTCCACGAGTTGCTTAGTCTTGTCTTTGCCATTGTTGGTCGCGTTCTTGATGTTGATACTGTCTCCAAAGTGCTTTTTGATGAACAGTATCGAGCGGCGTTCCTCCTCCTGGTTTCGGAACGCGGCCAGCCCTCCGGCATTGACAAACGTACCCTTTTGGGCGAAATTATAGCGGAGGTCTGTCAAGATCCGGCGCTCCTTGTATTTCATGTAGCATGAAATCCAGAAATCCTCTTTAAGCCGGATTTCCTCATTCCACCACACATTTTTGTTATACCTCACACCATAGGAGCATCCAGTAATCATCTTTGACAAGGAATAATATCCCCATTCGTTATACATCACAGGCGATATGGCGGAAGTGAACCCGAACACATGAACATCGAGCATGCATGCCAGCTCATAAAGAGAGTTGATGATACGGGTTATTATATTCGGATCACGGATAACTCCCGGCTCTCCTTTCTCGCAAAAGAGAGTTTTTACAACGTGGACATCATCATCGAGCATCATAAGCTCGCCGAAATGACGGGCCATCCAATTACGTTTGGGGATAAGACCTATCACATCATCGGGATGTGTCACAATCTCACATTCGGGGTTGAATTGTCGATATAGGTCTGCCTGGCTTTCTGCCACGCAGATTATTGGGTCGTTGACGAGTTTCTTTGCGAAAACCCGATCATGTCGCTTGTGGGAGGGAATTACAATTTTGAGACTCATTTCTTCTCGCCCTCCAAAGCGACACGCACATCTTTTACGTCAATCACATTGCTTTTGCCAACCTTGCCGGTCTTGTAAGACCTCATACGCTGCATACCGAGCCGTTCACGGAGCCAGTTGCTGTCAACCTCGTTGGCCGACTGTATGATGAACAACTCGTGTTTTTCATCATATTTAGGAACCAACGGATATATGGCCGTTTCATCGGTTATTGCGTCAAACCGCTCTTTGAACTCATCGACTGGCTTCTCCGGGGCAAATTCAACGCCCCAATCGGCAAGTTCGGTTTTATCCCACTCGTTGTTCATCACATCGAGGTCATTTTCTCCGAAGTTCACATTGTCCTTTGTGGCATACTCCCTCAACTTCTTTACTTCGGTTTCAGGGTTGAGGATTTTGCATGGCAGCTCGGTGTAGCCGAGTTCCTTGCAGGCCCTCAGACGGAGATTGCCGCAAACGACTATGTAACGCCCTTCGGGATATGGGAACACGATGAGTTCGCGCAGTTCAAGCATCTCGGGCGATTCCTTGATGCTCTTTTTCATCGCCTCATAGCGATAATCCCGAAAGAACCGGGGATTCTTCGGGAGTCCTTTGAGTTGCCCCTTGTTGAAATCCAAGAGACTTATTGCTAAAATTGTTATTTCTGTCATTGCTATTACTTTCTTCATCACAAAACGTCATCACGAATAGTCATAGACAAAACCTACAATGCTTGCCGGCGCTTTTGCTCCAGAGCGTCCCGGAGCAGCTTTTCTATATCCTTGCAACCAATGCGCTGAAGATAGGTCAAGGCGGCAATTATCACATCGGCCGTTCCCTCCTCTTTCTCGTTCCATCCTTCAAGGTTGACACTCCTGAATGAAGTAGCATCGCACAACTCTCTCCAGCACCGGGAGATGTCGTACAATGTGGTTGTAGGAGAGGACAGCGGAGTAATCTTGCCATTGGCAATCGCTACCTCTTCGCATTGGACTGCAAATTTTTTCAGAGGTATGGCCATTGGTAAAGATTGGGGTTAGTGAATGACTGGTTTAAGGCCCGTAGCCTGCTCAATGAGTATTGGGAGGAGATTTATTATTTGGCACCATAGGTTTAATGAGCGATTTTATTGTTGTTCCGCACAGCTTTTATCACAGCACCCATCACGAATACCAGAGTAATAAGGCCGAGTGCTACTGGAATCCATAGCGGCGATGTAATCCACCACCATGACCATGTGAGAACTTTCGTGAGTTTCAACACGAGAAATACGATGAAGAGCAGCACCATCAGCGCGGCTCCTTTTTGACC